TACCGCTGCCGTGAATATGAACAAGCTATTGCAAATTAGTTCTGGCGCTGTGTACACCGATTCTGGTGAGACCATAGAGTTTGATACCAAGCACCGATATAAGGTGTTGCGTGAAGTAATAGACGAGTCAAGCAAAAAAGTTTTGATATTCGTGCCGTTCAAACACACGATAGATTTGCTTACAGGGAAGCTACGAGCAGATGGCATACCCACTGAGGTGATTAGTGGTGCAGTGAAAGCAGGGGATCGCACGCGCATATTCAAAGAGTTTCAAGAGACAGACAACCCTAGAGTGTTGGTGATTCAGCCGCAAGCTGCTGCACACGGCGTCACACTAACCGCTGCAAACACTGTGGTTTGGTGGGGGCCAACGAGTTCTGTGGAGACTTATGCACAGGCAAACGCCCGTGTACACAGAGCGGGTCAAGATCATAAATGCACTGTCGTGCAGCTACAAGGTTCTAGTGTAGAAAAGCGTGTATACGCATTACTTAACAACAAAATAGATACCCACACAAAAATTATTGATCTTTACAAGGAAATACTTGACTAACGCATAGGCTACCTTTAGATTGCAGTTCTCGGCAATGAATAGGACACAAGCATGGCTGATGCAAAAGTAGTAGATAGTGTCACCTTGGAGAAATTGACTAGGGTTTATCTCAAGATCAAGGGCGAAAGGGAACGTCTGTCTGCTGAATTTAGGGAAGCTGACGATAAATTAATCGTGCAGCAAAACAAAATAAAAAGCGCACTCTTGGATCATTTGAAAGATACGGGGGCCAAGAGCGTCAAGACTGATGCCGGTACGTTCTACCGTACTGTGAAGCAGAAGTATTGGACAAGTGATTGGGAATCCATGCACAAGTTTATCTTGGAGCATGAGGTGCCTGAGTTCTTGGAGAAGCGTTTACACCAAGGGGCAGTTAAAGGGTTCCTAGAAGATAACCCAGACCTGTTGCCGAAGGGGTTAAACGTGGATTCGGAGTACGCTGTGACAGTGAGGAAAGCATAATGGAGCAGCTAGTTCCGATTGAAGAAGTGGCAAAGCACTTCGGTATATCCTTGTCCACGGCACGTAAATGGGTGCGTGATGGGGTAATCCCTTCTAACACCTACGTAAAAGTAGGAAAAACTCAGCGGTTTGCATTAGCGGAAGCGTCAAAAGCTGTTCTAGCACGCACTGGCACAGAAGACGTTGTATCGGCTGAAGACTCTGATGAGTTCGATCCTACGGCATTCGATCCCGACGCAGACCTATAGTGCGCCGAATCAGCATACAGGGTAGTAAGTTCACTGGGTTGGTAGACCAGCCAGAGGACAATATTTGTAACTCCATAGACGTAGTTATTGTTAATGCAGCGGATGTATCTCGCTCGTACTACAAAGATGAATACGTGTTTGGAGCTAAGAAGTTACCTACATGCTGGTCAACGGACACTCAAAGACCTGCACCCGAAGTGCCAGAAGACCAAAGACAGAGCGCACGTTGTTTAGACTGCACTCAGAATGTCCGAGGTTCGGGAAGTGCGGGGGGTAGGGCTTGTAGATTTCATCAACGCCTAGCGGTTGTTGAGGACAGTGCACTAGATACGGTGTACCAGTTACAAGTCCCTGCCTCGTCTATATTTGGTAAGGAGCAGGGGGGCGGTATGCCACTACAGGCTTACTCCAAATTTTTATCTGGGCATGGAACGCCCTCAATAGCGGTGGTCACTAGGATAGGTTTTGATGGAGGCAGTTCTGTGCCTAAGTTGACTTTCTATCCGCAGCGACCACTAGAAGAAAAAGAACTTGAAGAAGTACGACTCATGGTAGATCACGAGGACACGTTACAGGCAATCGCATTCAAAGTGGATTTGCATAACGTCAACGGCGGTTCGCCATTTGCGGAAACGGAAGGGTTCACAATAGCCTAAGTTAAGGAGACCAACATGGCTGAAGTAGATATGTATTACACACTGGAGAACGTCGAAGCTCTCTACCCAAGAATCAACACCACTTACAAGTTTGATAACAAAGCAAACGGTGGGAAAGGTGGTTCTGTTAAGTGTGATGCACTAGATGACGGTGCGGCATACGAGATGTCTTTTGTGATGTCTGAGAAAAAAGCAAAGGCTTTGTACAAGTCAATGAAAGCGGCCTATGACGCTAAGAAAGAAGGTAGCTGGCCTGAGAAGTTTCCATTGCCGTTTAAGAAAAACGATGACGGTAACTATATTGGCAAGGGTAAGCTAAAAGGTGCTTACGGCACCGATTTGACTAAACCCCCACTGCAAGTAGATGCGAAGAACAACGAGCTACCAAAAGATTTTCAGTTGACTACGGGCAGCATTGTGAATCTTGCGGTTACTTTTGTGCCGTACAACATGCGCGACAATGGCGTAAGCCTACGCTTGAACGGCGTGCAGGTAATAGATTACAAGCCTATGGCTTCTCGCTCACCATTCGGTGTGGTAGAGGGGTACGTAGCGCAGCCTGACAATCCGTTCAGCGACACCACCAGCACGCAAGCCGAGCCAGAAGATGATGACTCGGATGACATATTTGGCGATGAGCCAGATACCTCTGCCGCAACAGAGGAACCCAAAAAGAAGGTCGTTAAGAAGTCCGCACCCGCACCCTCGGACGACGAAGACCTGAGTGACGTTATCGACGAATGGGACGACTAGGCCGATAACACTCCACTATGGCTAGGCATTGCCGAAGAGGGTGCGCCGACACCCCTGCCATAGTGTCTTTCGGCATTGGGTGCAAATATGAATACGATAGAATTTTTAAGGTGGGTGTTACCCCCCGAAGGAGTGTATGTTCTCTTCAGAAATAGTCTGGTTGAAGGCAGACATCGCCAAGCGTACTTTCATTCATTGGAAGATTTGGCCGAAGCCGCAGACTACTACGACAGCGAGGGGTGGGATACATACTTCGCTGTAAGTAATTATAAGAAAGAGGGCACACGCAAAGGCGAAGACGCTGACAAAATTAAGGCGTTTTTCTTGGATCTGGATTGTGGGCCAGAAAAAGAGTTCTCTACAAAAAAGGCCGCACTGCAAGAGCTTCAGCAGTTTTGTGCGATAACGACGTTACCAAAGCCGCTTATAGTGGACTCAGGGCGTGGGCTACATGTCTATTGGGTTTTGACAGAGCCGGTAGCAGTAGAAGAGTGGAAGATAGTAGCTGACCGATTCAAAGCCGCCTGTGCGGAACACAGCTTTGATATAGATACGTCAGTGCCAGCCGACACTGCGAGAGTGTTGCGTGTGTTGGGCACGCACAACCACAAACCAGATACCCCCGCTCCCGTTAAGCTGGTGAATGCTGTGCCTGACACGGTTAACTTTGATTGGTTTGCCAGCAAGATTGGGCTGGACACGATACCAGTTCCTCAAAAGCGTGTAAGCGAAGATGGGCCAGCAAGCCTACGTGATGCATTACTGCAAAACATCAAATACAGTTTCAAGGACATACTTCTAAAATCTCAAGAAGGCACAGGCTGTAGACAGCTAAAACGAATAATAGGTGGGCAAGCTGAAGCAAGTGAGCCTATGTGGAGGGCAGGGCTATCCATAGCCAAGTTCTGTGAAGACGGTGAGATAGCGGCACAAAAAATATCAGAGAAGCACCCTGAGTATACGCCAGAGCTTACGCTCAAAAAGTTGGATTTTATTAAGGGGCCGTACCGCTGCACGACGTTTGATGAGAACGAAGCGGGTGTATGCGCTGAGTGCCCTCACTGGGGTAAGATAAAGTCGCCGTTGATTTTGGGTAGAAAGATTGCCGAAGCCAAACTAAGTGAAGATGGTACTTATAGTGAAGTCTCTGACTTGTCTGAGGATAATCTATATGACGTAGAGGACTACCCAGAATACGTTATACCTGCATACCCACGCCCGTATTTTCGAGGCGCATCTGGCGGCATCTACGTCCGCAACGTCAGCATAGACGGAGAAGTGGATGAGAAAGTTATTTACCATAATGACTTGTACATAACGAAGCGGTTGGTAGATGTAGAAGCCGGTGAGTCAGTTGTGTTTAGGCTGCACTTACCAAAAGACGGGGTGCGCGAGTTCACACTACCGCTCACTGCAGTTATCTCAAAAGAAGAGTTCCGAAAACAGATGGCAATGAACGGTGTTGCTGTCCCTAGAATAGATGACTTGTTGCAATATATGGTTACTTGGATAAATGAACTACAGGCCACTTCTACAGCAGATGTGGCGCGGCGACAGTTTGGCTGGGTAGATGATGAGGCGACTGCGTTCGTTGTGGGTGATAAGGAAGTACATGCCAACGAGATAAAATACAACCCACCATCTACGCCTACAGCAGCTTTAATCCCTTACTTTGAACCCAAGGGCACCCTAGAAGCGTGGAAGGAGATGGCTAATTTCTACAACACCAGACCGGATCTAGTGATGCACCAGTACGTGGTGGGCACTGCATTCGGCGCACCTCTTATGCACTTCTTACCTCAGAACGCCTGTGCCCTACACATACACGCCAACATAAGCGGCTGTGGTAAGTCTGCATGTATGCAGGTGGCAGCGTCAGTGTGGGGCTACGTCAAGAACACGATGCTTGATGAACGTGATACTGAGTCTATGAAGTTCAATCGTGCAGAGGTGTTACATAACCTACCGTTTTACATAGACGAATTAACGAACGAGAAGGACGACAAGCTGAGTGACCTAGCGTATCAGCTATCTTCTGGTCAGCAACGGGGGCGTATGGCAGGTGGGGCTAACCTAGAACGTGCACGCGGAGAACCGTGGAAGTTCTTATCTGTTACTTCTGGTAACTCTAGTGTTATAGAAAAGATTAGCGCAAAGAAACAACAGCCCAAAGCCGAAGCACAACGTATGTTGGAGTGGCCCGCTAAGAAGGTGTTCGACTCTGTGGACGATAAACGTATGACAGATGCGTTTGAAGCGAAGCTAACGGCTAACTACGGCCATGCAGGAATACCTTATATACAGTGGGTCATACAGAACGTAGAGGAAGTAAAAGAGAAACTTAGAGAAATGCAGGTTCGGGTTGATACTACGGCAGGGCTTAAAGCAGAGAACAGGTTCTGGTCAGCGGGTGCTGCTTGCACACTTACAGGTATTTTCTTCGCCAATAAACTGGGATTGCTGGACTACGACGTAGAAGAAGTCTTTAATTGGTCAATGAAGTTACTTGAAGCTAACCTCAACGCTGTAGAGAACATGAGCGTGTCTGTAGAACAGACATTGAACGAATACTTATACGATAACTACAGCAACATCTTGATGATTAAAAGCACTGATGACTTGCGTAGTAAGCAGGGTGAAGGCAATGGCTTGGACAAGCTCGTCATACCTGATGCCACTCCTAAAATTAAGTTAGTGGCCCGATACGAAACCGATTTGAAAAAAGTTTATTTGTTACCCAAACCTTTGAAGTTATGGTGCTCGGCGCAGCAGATAAACTACAGTGCGTTTCTAAGTGATTTGAAATCTAAGATGGGTGCAAAGCGGGAAAAGGTACGCTTAGACAAGGGCACCCTGCTTAAACTAGACCCACAAGACGTTATAATAGTAGCTATGAAATCCTTTGACGAAAAACGCGGAGAGCAGGATGACGTTGAAGCAGAAGTTTGATTTTGAAGTTCACATAACCACAGCTAAGTTCATATCTGCGGAAGCTGAGACTTTAGAACAGGCAGAGGTGCTGGCAACAAACGAGGCACGTAAACACATGGGAGTCGATTGGAAAGCCTTACATATCTACCCTATGGGCGATTTGGGGGAGTGTCTGGTAGAAAAAACAGCGCCTGATGGATGAAGGCGTACTAAAACTACATGACCTTAACCCTGACGGTGTACGTATCGTTGTCGATTGGGGATCTATGGTAGCTGGCAGTTCGATATTTGTGCCGTGTATCAACACAACCAAAGCCCTAGAACAAGTTAGACGTATCTGCGTAGAGCGGTTTGAGTGGGAAATTAAAGCAAAAAGTTGCTTTTCTGGGCAGTTTCTAGGTGTTCGCGTTTGGAGATTAACGTGATACTATCCGCGTTGATAAGGTCACGGTCTCCTTGCCTAACGGTCTTATCTGTCTCCTGCCCCTTGTCGTAATCCCCGTCTTACGGCAAGGGGTTTTTACAATCCCAAGTCTTCCCATATTGTCAACGTATCATCGTACTCGGCAGCACTTCGCTTGAGATCGTTGAACATTCTTGGGTCAAGAGTCACACCCGAATACAGCTTCTTAGTAGTACGCATGTGTTGAGCCATAGATCGCTTGATTGTATCTGGTGTAATCCGAAGGCTGGGGAACTTGCGGTTAAACTCGTTCATATTTCTGCGTATCTCTCTAGCTTCAGAGAAGTTACCAAAGCGGTTTGCAACGTAGTATTTACGTAGCAAGTTAGTGCGTTGACTGTTACCTGTTCTTGAGAGTTTCTTCAGTTGCGCGTTCACAGCAAGCTGTCGTGTGTATTCAGACGGAGCAAACCCAAGGAACTGCCCCACTAGCAGCGGTGCAGGTAAATCCTTCACTATGGCATCGCCACGTTGAGTTAGAGCGCCTTCGTTATAGAATCGGTATGACTTGATAGCGTTGCGTATGGCTGCGGGTGACATGGCTTCTATGCCTCTAGCAAACTCACCCTGTTGGAACATCTTCTCAAAGCCCCGCTCCACCTGCATACCCACACCCACAACAGGGCCACCCAACACTTCAATCATATCGAAGAATAGCGATTGATCTTTTTCTATGAGCCTGTCTCTAAATATAAGATCAGACAGTCCCATACGGCTGGCTACGTCCACACCCAAAAGATAGTTACCTATACCACCATAGAATCCTTCACCTATGGCTTTACGTACCACTGTGTCTAGCTCTTCTTCTTCATCACCCTTGAACGTGTTATATGCAAGTGCCACTGCGCCGAAGAAAGGAAGTCCTTGTGCTCCAGCAACTACAGCCGATCCACCAAGCACCCCTGCAAATTGATAACGTGCAGCTTGCTTCTCTGCTTTTGTGCCTCGGACAGAATCATTGATAAGACTGCCTAGCAGCTCCATCATCTGTATGCCGTATCGCTTGTACAAGAAAGCAACTTTGCCTATTCCTGCCTGTGCGAGTCTCGGTGCAGATGCTGCGGCTGTGCCGCCGTTGGTAAGTTCGACTTCATAGACAGCAAACTGTGCTGCTTCACGCATGGCAGCGTTGTCTATCTTTCTGCCAGCCTTCTTCATGGAGTTCAGCATCAAGCGGTAAGAAGCAGCCAGTGCAACCTGTCGAGTCATGCGCTCACCGTGGTGAAACAAGAACCCAGATACAGCGCCGATCTTACCGCGCACACTGTCAATTTCTTCCAGATCAAGCATGTCGTAAACGATAGAACGGTTAAGCTGACCGCTCTCTGTTGCAACTTCGACCAAGACCTTGAACTCTTTTATCTCTGGCGGCATGTCCTTTGAGTCAAAGTCATAATTATCCAGTGACGGGGCTGACCCTACGGCTGTCTTCTCAACACCATCTTCACCAATCATGTCCATGATGGCTTGGCGTTTCTTCACAAAGGGTACGTATTTGTATCGCTCGTCAGTCAGACCTGCATTTCTAAACAGTCGAACAGCTTCTCCAATGGCCTTAGTAGTTTCTTTAAACCCAAACAGTTCACCGTCAGCACCGCGTGTACCTGCTAGGTGCGGTGCAATCACCATCGGTAGCTGCGAGAAGTTGACTAGCATGGACGATACGTTGAGGCCCAAGGTCATGGTAAAGCCAAAAGTTGTCAGGTTCTTAGCCCAATCTTCAACGTCAGGGTTCTTAGCAAACTTGACGCGCTTCTGCACTTCTCTTACAAATTGTTTAGCTGCTTGCTTGGTTTTCTTGTCCGCTTTGTTGTCTTTCTGTAATGCTTTTAGGTCTTCTTCTATCTCTTGCTGTAACTTTTGGAACTTAGACCCGTACTCTAAACGTACAATCTGTCGCGCTATAGACGCACTTCTGGTTCGTAATGCTTTGACCATATCGTGCTTCGGGTATGTCTCTTCGCGTAATAGCCTTGGATCACCAATAAAGCCACGGTAGCCTTCTCGTCTTCGGAATGACTGTGCAAACGAGCGTTCTGGCAGCGTATCTAGGAACAGTTTTATGATTTCATCTTGTACTGTTGAATCTACTCCGTTCTTACCTAATACACCTAACACGTTATTTACAAACGAACCGGCGGGAGCGTCACGGTAGTTCGCTTCGTCAACATTCTCAAAAGGGTTCATATCGGCTAGATTGATGGCATCACTCATAGCCGTTAACTGCTTCATAGCGGCTGTTCTTGCACTGTCAGTTTCAAAACTTTCTGTGTAATACTCTAGTTGTCCGGTCTCAGGGTCTGTTGCTGTGTACTCCAGACGATACTCGCCTTCTCGCAATAGAGGGAAGAACGGATCAATCGTAGCTTTCTTATACAGCTTATTCATCAACTCGTCGTAGATGCTTCTTTTGGCATTCGGATCTAGGTCAGTAGCATCTAAACGAGCTTGTACTGCCCTCCCCACTTCGTTGAACAGCGAGGCGTAGATATTGCGTATCTGCTTGTATACCGCTTGACCTTCTTTTCCTAATCTTTCGTAGTCACCACCCTTATCATGCATGGCTTGCCACGCATCCATCTTTTCAGTATCACCGAAATAAGTGCTCTTTGGTTTAGATGGATCTACGCCGATTAGAGAGCTATACGGCATGAGCCGATTTAGGATAATTACCTTTTCTTTGTTCGCTTTTGCAAACTTAGATATTTTGCTTACGGCAGTGTCTATGGGCCGCTTGAGTTCTAGTAGCCGCCCACCTTCTTCAAGGACAAGTTTTCGTAGCTCGGTTATCTTCGGCACATACTTCTTAGCAACCATCTCTAGGCCGTTAAGACTCAATATACCTAAGACAAAATCCTTAGCCGCTTGCGGCAGCGATACGTCAGACACGGTATCAGCAATACGTTTTGCACCGTCTGAGTTTAGAATCGGCACACTCTTGATGCCTTTGTCTAAAGCATTACGGGCCTCGGTTTCGTTGCGCCCCATTAAGGCATAGTCAGATATTAAGTTATCATCAATACGGACTCGTTCTCCACCATCCGTACTAATGTCAACTATTTGACTTGTGTCTCTTGGGTCTAGTAGAGAGTCTGAAATACGCAGCAGTTCAGTAAACGCAGTGTATTCTTCGGGCTGTGAACTTCTGGGAGCCAGCCCTATTAGTTTGCGTATTCTGTCAAACAGTTCAGAAAGCAATGACGGTTTATTTTTTTGCGGTGCGAACGCTAACTCCGTTGCTGTTTTAGCATCACCTACCCCTTCGGTGCCCTTATCATAAGGGATCCTAGCTAGAAGGTTCTGCATGTCTTTATCAGTCAACGCCCATGCTAGAACTTCACGAGCGTTTGTAACGGCATTGTTAAATTTTCTAGCTGTCCGGTATTCAAACTCAGTTAGTAACTCATAAGGACTAAACGCACCTCCCCTTTCTTTAGCTTTTTCGTAAGTTTCTAACCTCCTTTTCAAGTGTGTTTGTATTACTTGAGTTAGGTTTTCTAAGGCTTGTATATCTCTAAATAATTTAGACCCTTTGTTAGCTTTAGACCACACAGGGTCTAACTTCAGCATTATGGCTACGGTGGTCACAGCGTGTATTGCTTCGTGCAAAAGGGTAGTGTGGTTTACTCCATTGTGAAGTGCTGTTGCATCGTTGGTGAGAACTAAAGCAACTTTTGCGCTATACTTTACGGTTCCGGTTTCTCCTTCTTTGAGATCATAAAAATCGGTAGTGGTGATGCCCGCTAAACCATTCTCTTTTTCAATGTTACCGTTTATATCTATTACAGCGTAACTAAATGTAGCGCCAGCACGCTCTAATCGCTTCATCAACGCTGCTACTTTGTTCGCAATAAAGGCTTCGGCTTTGCTATTTGCGTTTCGTTCTACGTTCTTTACAGCGTCGTATAAGGTGCCTCCAACTGTTTCTTTCAACAGTCTGTCACGCTCCGCTGTTAACTCTTGTGCAGTGCGTCCTTGTTTTAACGCTGGAGATGTAGGAAACCCCTCGTCTTTTTGACTGTCGGTTACAGATTGTGGTTCTGGTGGTTGGGTAGAAAACTTAGCGTTGTCAGTTACTTCTTGTCGTGCAACTGCTGCTGCGTCTGCGGGATCTGCACCATCAGCTATAAGTTTTTTGCGTAACTCGCTACGTTCTTTTGTGACTGCTTTCTTATCGGCAGCTTCTTTCTTTTTGTCTACCTTTGGCCCTTCGGCTACTTTTGCCTTGGGTCGTGCAGGGGCTTTACGCTTGGTTTTGGTTGCGCCTATACGCTTGCTTGCTTCTTTTTGCAGCTCTGGCCCTTTGCGTTGCTTCTCTAACGCTGCCGTGGCTTGCTTGGGTGTGCTGCCAAGAATCCTACCTTCTGGGTCGGGTCTATCGGTGGCGACGAACAAGCCATCTTCTTTCTTCATCGTCCTAGTTTCACCGTCATTAAACGTAACAGTGATTTCACCAGTTTCGGCATCGGGTTGAGACAGGGTGGGTGCCCCTGCCGTTTTCATCTTGAGCTTGTCTCTTGTTCTCTGTACTAATGTACGACGCTTTCTTCTTGCTCCTCCAGCAGTTCCCACAGCGCCTCTTCCAGCAGTGTCCACTGGTAGTCCGTCAGATGACTGAGTGACGGCGGGATCAACTGCTCTTTGCGCGTCTGCATCGCTCGGTGTATCACCTTGAACGCTAACTCTACCTGCTTCTGTTTCGGCTGGTCTTTCGGCTGGGTCAAATAAACCACGTTGCTCATCTACTGCTTCTCCAACACGCTCTTGTTCTCTACGGGTTCGTACTTCCTCTGAGGGCATGTCCCCTGTAACGACTTCTTCGGCTTCACGTTGCCTACGATCTCTTTCATCTCTGGCTACAACACCGGCATCCTGCACTGCCTGTTGCTCTGTTGTGATTGCTTGCCCTTCGGGGGTTACAGGTGTGCGCGGCGACGGTATTCCTCGTAGCTGTGGGCCTACAGGAGATAAAAGAGTTTCTTGTGCCGCCGCTGCGCTACGTTGTTGCGTTTTCTGTCTTGCAGCGTCTTCTCTCGCTAGCAAGTCTTCAAGTGCTGCAAGTTCTGGCGGCTCTAGTTTCTGTGCTCGTGCCGCAACAGTCGCTTTTTGTTTCTCTGTAAGCTGTGACACAGGCTTACTACGCGCTGTTTTACTGATCCCTCTAAACACACGGTCACGTACTTTTTCGGGGTCAATTGTGTCTTCTGGCCGGTCGATAGTTTCAGCCTTGTCGGCCTTCGGTACTCCCTCTAGTTCTGGCTGCAAAGCCGTAGCTTTGGCTAGGTCTTCATCAGAGAAAGCGGCTAATCTTTCAGCTATCTCTGCGTCTGTGGGTTCGGGGACAGGAGGCTCAAATCCCGGCAAAGTCTCTTGTGTGGGAGATACGTTAGCCGTGCGCCTCTCGGTAACTTCTTCTACTGTAGGGGCTGCTTCCGCCCGTGCTAGTTCTTGTTCTTCAGTAAACCCAAACAGATCACCTTGAGTGCCTGCTGGAGCGTCTTCAGTTAGCCCTGAGATTTCTGCTGCACGACGAGCCTTCTCTTCTGCTTGCCTTACGCTGTCGCCACCAATAGCAGCGGCAGTGCCTCTGATAGATCCACCTAACAGACCACCAGCAATACCAGCTTCACGGTACTCTGCAAGTGCTTCTTCATTATCTAGGGGTAGTCCTGCTTGGGCACGTTCTAGTAGTTGCTGGCCCATCTCAGTAGGGGCTTCTACTAGTGTACCTGCTGTAGCTCCTTTACTGGCTCTGGTAAATAAACCCCCTGCACGGATAGCTTCGTCTGTGATTCGCAGTCCACCAACCAACAAGCGGTCAGCAATACCGTCGAGCAGTGCTTGAGGTAGTGCAGTAAAGAAAGCCGCACCTTCGTCTACTTCAGTTCTAAGCCCAGCTTCTATAGCGTCTTTTTGGCGCTCACGGTTCATGCCGTAGAAGAACGGCACGTTTGCAGTAGTAGCACCGGCAACACCAGCAACACCAGCACCTAACGCCCCCAAACCAACAGCGGGAGCAGTGGCAGCGGCAGCAATACCCCCAGTAATACCTGCAGCCATAGCAGGTAAAGACTCGCCAGCAATACCAGCTAGATAAGAGCCAAAGTCTCCAATACCTTCAATATCGTCGAATCGGGTTTGGAACCTAGACTTGCGCTGTATGTCAGCTTCATTCTCAAGGGCTACTTCAGCACCGTATTCTTCAAGACCTTCAAGACCTAGAAGACTGCCTATACCTTCTAATGAGGAGCCTGTAGCTTGCGCTACAAGGTCTGTGCCTATGTCTAAGCCCCTGCTAAATGAACCTCGTCTACCTTCAACAAGACTTAAACGAGCCTCTTCAGAGGCTTCTCTTGCTCTACGTACACGTTCTTGGCGGTTTGCTAAGTCAACCAACTCGGCTTTAGACGCGCCAATAGGGGCATTAACTTCTACGGTTCTGCCATCTCTAAACTGTAATACTTGCAGTGGCACTTAGTTGCCTATTGAGCAAAGCTAGAGCTTACTAAATCTTCAACGTCATACACATTTCCGCTAGGCGTTTGCGATTCCTCTTCGGGTTTAGAAGGACTAAAGCCCGCCTTAACTTCAGCTTGTGCTATCTGCTCCAGCACTCTTTCTATCAAGGCTTCCATTGCCACATTGTTAGAGCTTTCTTCTACTGACACACGAACTTTTTCTCTAGTTTTTTCAACTCTTTCAAGTGCTGCTGGATAATCATCATCGTCTAACTCTAATCCTGCTAGCTCCCCTTCCGCTTGCAACACTTCTACATTAGAAGCAATTTCTGCTTTTAATGCATCATCTTTTGTCTTTCTAAGTTGATTTAGACGAGCTGTTTGATTAGAAATAAAGGTTTGTGCACCAATTTCAGCTCTTGCTAGACGCGCTTCTTCTCGGTCTAACGCCGCATTTTCACTTTGTACTGCGGCCATTAAAGTATTTAGCCAGTGACGTTCGTCTTGTTGTGCTCTATCAAAGTGCTGTCGAGATGTTTCTCTTGTATCAGCACGATCTTGACTGTTCATGTTGCCGTATATCTCAGCACTCACTCTATTATTTTGCTGCACTTGTGCCGCTGCGTCTCTGTAGGACATTTCGCCTTCTTTTCCTACATCTTGAATAAAGCTAATCTTGTCTATATCTACATTGTGGCGTTCTACAAGACGTTTACGTATATCATCTTCTTGCTGCATACGTGTATTAAATGACGCACGCGCCCCACGACCTAGTGTAGATCTACTCATAGCCAGAAGCCCTGCGCGTTGAGCGTCCATACCTAGTTTTTTAGGATCTAACTGTTGTCTATCTAGCGTTTCTAACGCATCAAATTTTCTTTGGTACGCTGCTTCGCCCTCTGTCTTACCCATAGCACCGTATGCGCGGTCTCTTGCAGCGATGCCTGCGGTAGCGGGGTCACCCCCTTCAAGACGTTTTAGGGCGTCTTTAAGTTCTTGGCTTGTTTCTACGCCCATCGCTGGTGCTGCACTGCGTTCGGGTTTTTCTGATAAAGCAGCCGCTAAAGCACTTCTAGCTGTGGGAGCTTCTTCTGTTGGCGGAACAGTATTTTGAATTTTTGGTTGTGCTTTTACCTTCGGGGACATTGGGGGATCTATATCGGGTTGGTCAAATACACTACGCGGTTTGGTTGGCACCGTAGAATCTGAAACTGCTATACCTGCGGGAATTTTAATGTCGGTTTTTTCTTTTTGTGGTTTAACGGCAGCAATGCCTTGAGCTGTCGGCGCAGCCTTAGCTGCCATTTGAGCTTCTATTTCTGACGTAGGTTGCCCTGCCGCAGCTTTGGCTACATCAACTATCCCCGTACCCACTGCCCCCATAACTTCTTGAGCTTCTCTCCGCTTTAATATTATTTGTTTTATTCGTTCGTCTGAAAGCCCCCTATTTCTAGGGTTACTACGTTTAAAATCTGCAATATCTTCGCTAGTAACTACACCGCCGCCATCAAACCCAACAATCCCGCCAGCAGCCATCTGTGGGCCACCTATAGCAGGTAAGCCTTGTT